GCTGTTTGCTCCGGAGAACCTGAGGTGGTAACAGTATGCGCGTTAGAAGAACGATCAATAAATGTGCTGTTGTCTAAGCTATTCGTGCTTGAAGTGCCGACAGAAAGCGCGACGTCCGCCCAAAGAGCGTGTACGAAAGCCAGTGAGAACTCTGATGACGCCGTGCCGATGTTAATACCGTCTGACGCCCTGAATGTGACTGTAATTGTTCCTGCGTCATCAGTGTCAGTTGATGGGGTGATAGTGAACACGTTGTCCACATTAGTAACAGTTGCCGCGTCTGTGTCGCCAGATGTGGTTGCTGACCAAGTTAAAGGAATACCTTCTGCGTCAGTACCAGTAAGAGTAACCGTAGTTGCAGTACCGTCATTTGCTAGCTTATACGTTGCAGACTGACCACTAATTGTTGGCGTGCTGTTGACCAAGGCGATGTTATACCACCCCGTACCATTTGAGAGATACAGTCGGTTTGTCGCCGTGACGTAAGCAAGGTCGCCTGCGGTCAGGCTTGATAGCGGAAGGTCGTCGATTGTTGCGTAAACGGTCACCCCGCCCGCGTCAGCGATATCCGTAACGTTAGCCTCGACAGCTGTCTTCAGGTTATTGAAGTTGTCGTCGACCTCAGTATGGGTAAGGGGGGACCCTTTGGTCCCCCGCAGCGTAATGTCTACCACTGCTCACCTCTCACTAAATTAGTTAGCGATTGTTAGAGGCGAAGTAATCGATACTGTAAATGTACCGTCAGTTGATGAGACTGTGCCGCCGAAGTCCAGGTACGCTACAAGTACGTCTGTCGCCGCCGAGCCGTTGTCAACATAGATAATTGCACCAGTCGCTGAGATTGTCGCGCTTGTCCAGTTGACTGACGAGAAATCAACTTCGATATTGTTGCCGTCAACACTCACAGTTGGAGTAGTTGCTTTAGCTCCTGTGTAGCCGTTACCGGTAGACAACTCAGTTGTTACATCATCACGGAAATCGTAGTTGACCTTTTCAGTTGAAGTGCTCTGTGCTGTACCAGACAGTAGAGCAATTTTGAAAGTGTCTTCTCCGGTTCCATCAAAATCGATGTCTCCAGTAATCATCGCCTTAACAGCGTTGTTGTAAATAAAAGATGCCATCTCTTGGTCCTCTTCGTGTGAGCGTGCTAGCACTTATCATTATAAGTGCTGCTTATTACTCAAGCAATTAATTAAACTGGTTGTAGACCGGGATTAATTCCTCAAGAGCATCGAACCCATCAGACTTAACCAAATCTATACCAGTCCCTACAGTTGGCCCCATAGGAGCCGCCCAAAATGGAAGGCCGTAGTCGCCTGCGTCGAACATAGCCTTCGGTATTTCAAGCGGCCCTAAGAAACCTGACCTAGAGACCAACTCGAAAAGATATTCGGAAGAATCCATGTCGTCGGTCGGTGCTTCACCTTCCTCGTACTTGATTCCCTCCCGAATGCTGAGTGCTAGTGCGGCCAATGGCATTAAGGCAACACCAGCTAAAATCATTGGGCTCATCGCTTCAGGGATTGCTTCGCCTGCCGCGCGCCGTGACTGCATCTCACGATAGAGACCGCCGACTACTTTCTGCCCAAAGCTGTAATAGAAGCCTTTGAGCTGGAAAAAGATCATAAAGCGGGGGTCTGATCCATATGTAGGTCTTTCCGCAGAGTTAGGTCTAAGAATCGCTTCATCGACAAACCGAAGCATCGCCAACTGCACTTGTTTGCCTGACTCTGTATCGAACTGTCTTCCATTGCGGTCCCATGTTTGAATTGTTTCGGCGTCGATCCCCAACTCTTGTAAATACCGTGTGCTACGTTGGTTTGGTTGATTCGCGTGCTGTAACAAGAAATCACGAGCGAAGCCTGTCGCAACGACACGTGTCATACGAGTCCAGTGCTCGAGGCCAATCATCTTAAAGAACGCGTCTGTATACTTACGCGGCGTTGGAGACATCCACTCTGAACCGTAGCCAGAGATGATCGACTCGTGAATGACGTCCGTTGTGATACTGCCGACTGAGTACGCTAAGTTGTACAACTCTTGGCGGCTTTCTTGCTGAAACAACTTTGTAAGCTGATCGATGTTTTTGCCAAGTCCTGTGAACTCACGAGAACGAAGCGCAGGCATCATAATGTCTGGCAGCGAAGCAAGTGTCGCGAACAACAACGTAGCCGAGAACTGTATTGCCATCATCCAAGACTGGGCGTTCGCCCAATCAGGATTCACGTTATTTCCTAAGCGACCAAGCATGCCATCGATAACGTGTTGTGCTTCTGATTGCTGATCAAAAGGAAGCTGGCTAATTAAGTTGTCGAGCTTCAACGATGAACGCCAGACTCTTTGCCCATTATCAAGAACAACGAACCCGCCAAACAAACGATTGAACTCTGCTGAGCGTGTCATCTCTCGCGCATACTTCATGATCGCAGTTCGCGGGTCATACAAAACGCCGATGCTACGCAGGTCTGAGTACGTGAGTTTATCCCACTTACGTATTTCTTCTGAGTGCGCGGTCACGGCGTTTGTATTTGGTGCTTGTGATTGCTTCAGCAAATTCGCGCGCATACCTTCTACGGCTTGGCGAGCTTGCGAAAGTTCCATTCCCTGGTTCATTACCAGGAGATTGACGAGTGCTTCTGCTTTCGCTGGATCTTGAAGCATCTGTGGGTCATACATATGCATGAAATAGTTTTCACGCGGGTTATACCGTGGATTGACTTCGCGCATATACGCGTCAAAGTCGCCGAACCACTTATTCAGTTTGCGCCAATACGGACGAATCTCCGCTGGGATATTACGTACGTCCTGCCCCGCTTCTCTCCACAATGCATACGCATCGAGAATCTGGGTCTGTTTTTCTTTATCATTCGGTAGAAATGAGTTGAGCTCCGCTGTCCACACGTTGAATTGATACAAGGCGCGGTTCAGGAATCCATCACGACCGGCTGTACTACTCTTCTTATATAGCAAATTTGCGATACGCTTTCCGACTGGCCCCATGACAGAAAGCTGTTCATGCGCTGAGAAGAACAGTTTGCCTAAGAATGACGATACGCCTCCTTTGTACATCCGATCCGCAGTTTGTTCGAACTGAATTCGATTGCGGGGAACGTTGTAGTCATCGAGTAAAGCTGTGAAGTCTGAATTATCAAAATAGGAAACTCTCGCTTTTGGCGTTGCTCCCTGTTGGGGCGCATCGGGTCTGCGTCTTGGATCAGGTTTGGGAGGCACCGGCGTAACAGGTTGCTCGTCGAAAAATTTCTGTCGAGCATTTCTTACTGGAGACTCTTGCTGACGGCGCACGACATTAGCAAGCCACTGGTTGAACAAAGGATCTGAAGCGCGGGTTCTCGGATCTGAATCCGGTACGAACTTAGATTTCCATGTGTCGTATATTTTTCTAAGCGTCTTTGCTACATCTTTTATCTTGTTCTTGACGCGTCGAATATCATTTCCATCCGGGTCTCTCACTAGATCGACTTCAGCCATTTGCTCCAACGCTATTTCGCGGAACAACGGAATTTGGCGGCCTTGATCTTCTGTTATGTTTACAGAGCTTGCTCTAAAGGCGTTATCAACTGATTGCTTGAAAAAGTCAGGCTGTTCATCAAACTGCCTAGCGCGCTTTCCAATAATATCCATAGATAACGCGCCGACTTGGTCAGCAAAAAACTCATTAATCGCTGTACGGAAGCCCTCCATATTCGTAGTGATGTCGCCCGTTGCAAGAACATCTGGTGCGAAAGTCCTGAAATAATATTCTGCACTAGAGGACTGCTTCATAATGTTGAGGAACGCATTAAAGTCTGCTTCGGGAAGTTGTGTAATTACGTTCTCGAAGTATTGATGTCCTAGCTCGTGGGACACCACAAAAGCAGTATAAGCTCTAGCACCAGCGGCATCGAAAATCTTTCTGCCCGCTTTGTTTGTAGTTGTAAATTTTTCTCTGATTGCTCTCGTATTAACGTACACGATACCGTACGGTAATTGGATATCAGTGAGGGACAACCCAGCAGCTATCCCTTTTGCGTCGTCAATTTTGCTCAATGCTGTTTTTAAACTATCAGTCAACTGATCGCTATCAAGTAGTTTTCGCAAAGAGGCTGAATCAACCACAAGAATATTGGTATTCGTGAACTTTAAAGCGCCCCCGAGAATACCTATGACTGTGTTAAGTAGCTTGTCTGACTTAGTACCAAACGCTAACTTAATATTAGAGTTGCCTGACGTACTAGGGATCGTTTCCCATCGATCGTACGCTTTTGGCTCTGATCGTTCCCGTAGCTCAGCTTCGTTAAGTGACGGCGTGCGGTTTTCCTGACGTTGCGCATCTAACGCCTGTTTTTCTTCGGGGCTTCCGAACTGCTCTTGGATCGAAGTTTCGACTGGGTCTTGGATGGCCTTTTCTTTTTCTGGGTATGGATCAACACTATCCAGTATATTCGCGACGCGTCTTCGTCTTTTATCAGCGTCTGGTTCTTTCAAGGCGCTTCGGAATTCCTGTGTTAGGTCATCGCGTCCGCGTTGCGGAGCTATCGTAGGTCCATCTCTACCGAAAGTTTTTGATTCATCGAGAGACAAATCAAACTCACCGTAAACATTTGTGTCTAAGGTATACCCGCTTTCGAGAAGAGTACCGAGCCCTTGGGCTAATCCTAAGTTCAAACGCTCGACTTCAGTTGCGGCTGTCGCCCCGTTGGCACTTAGTTCTCTCCAACCGGCCTCTGCGACTGCTTTAATATCAAGCGCTCGAAGAGCCCCTTCTGGAGTTCGCACGCCAAACACTTGTTTAGTAGATTCAGCTAAGCCTTCATCGAAAGTGACTGCTTTGCCTTGAAGGAATTCAATCAATCGCTTGTTAAAATCGGCGGCGTGAGTGAGACGTACGTCGTCGCGTTTTGTTGTACCGCGAGCAACGTTTTCGATTCGCTTCCCTTGATTAAAACCAACGTCTGGCGCATATTCGCGCACTACAAAACCGTCGTTTACCTCAACAACTTCAGCGCTATCAGTAATCGACTGGACTTCCTCATCCGTCAGCTTTCGATTGAGTCTCGCCTCTTCCGCTCGCACTCGCATGGGTACAAGTTTTTGTTCAATTGCGTTTTGCGCGGCCTCTTGAGATTGATACGCGCCTTTATTGCCGTTCATTGGAGATAAGCCTGACTTATAATCTGTGAAAGGCACGTCGTCATTATTTGACATTGCTTGCACAGCTTCAAAATCAACGCCTCTACCAAAACCGCCGCCCTGCTGTGCGAGTTCCTGCGCAATCTCTTCGTCAGTATATTGTGATGTTTGCTGGGCTCTTTGTAAGAGAGCTTGGACTGGCGTTAACGTTTCAGTCTGCCCAATATCTGACTTAGCTTCTTGAGCCGCTGTAACCGCTTCCGCTGTATCACGGGTAGATACAACATCAGCGCCCCGAGAGCCGTCAGCATTAACAGCGCGTACAACTTGTGGTTCCTCGAATAAATCACCTTGAGTAGGCTTATTGATCGTGCCGTTACCTAAGACGTCGCGGGATCCGCTTTCGAAGGCGGCTTTTAACTCGTTGATATCCTGGTCAACGCGGGCGACCAATACGCCTTGCTCGCCGTCCAGTTCTACTTGCTGTAGGCCATTGGCTTCTAATACGTCTTGGGGCAGTGGGCCGTCTGTAACTTGTACAGCTTCTCGGCCGCGTCCTTCCTGTAGCTCCTGCAACTGCGTAGCAATCTGATTTGGAGTTTCTGGAACCATGCCTTGTTCAGGCTCACGGAGATCAAGCTGTAGTTGTTCAGGTTCTGGCTGACCGTTGACTAGGTTCTGGCCTTGTTCGAAACCTCTATTGAAGTTTTCTCTCTTACTACCAATGAAATCGCCGACTGGTTTGGTGACTGCTGTGGTGCCACCTTTGAAAGCGCCGCCCAATACTGATCCAGTCACTAGCGATTGGATCCGCATCATGTTTGCTTCTTCCCCGCCCCACTCGAACTTAGGATCTGCGACTGTTTTTGCGAGGAGTTGTATTTCTGCTTGCAGTTCTTCAGTAACGCCTTCTATGGCCGCGCCTTTACCGAAGTCTTTAAGTACGCTTAACGTAAGGCTTTTGGTCTCATTCTTTGCCGCGTTACCAGCGACATTTCTACCGAGACCAGACAAGAACGATAACTGAGAAAACAGGTTGAGCGCCGCGTATGGCGCACCAGCTATAGCAGAGACGCCTGCGTCTTCCGTGAAACCGTACGTTTCCCCAGTACCTGCGGCGTATTCATGTGCAAAAGCAGACAACATCCCGGCGCGCTTCATATACTTAGATAACGCAATGTCTTTGGCTTTCTTAGCGGCAGCCCTTCGTATTAAATAGGAACCGCCGCCTGCAAGGATAGCTCCCGATCCACCGGTAACCATGGTAGCCCCTACGTGTGGGGCTACTTCTAAACCTGTAAATAAAAAGTACTTAGCCCAATCTTTAGCGTCTCCGTCTTCCGTTAAGCTTTTCCAGTCTTTTATTCCTTCAGCGTCACGTAACTTTTGCGCGTATTGTTCGTGTGACTTAGCCTCTGCCACATACTTTGCAGCCGTTTCTTTATCGCCAATAAGATCATTAGCGACCGCGCCAAAGTAGTTCATTGACGAATGCCAGTTTTGGACACCGGCTTGAAGCCCTCGATTAACCATCGACGGTGTAGCCGTTCGTTTGTTGGCCCTACTAGCTAAAGCAGAATTTGCGATGACTGCAAACTGATCATTTGGATCGATTTGTTCGTCTAGTATGGTTTTTCCAACTTTCTCGAACTCAGCGAAGTCCATTATTTTTTCCCATCTAGTTTATCTACAAGATAGTCAGCTACATTTAACTGTTGGCCGAAGGCTTGCGCACCAACGCGCGCAGCCTCCATTTCTACTATGGCTTTCTGAAGTTCTTTAGGGGTGATTGGCTTGCCGCCTCGTATGTTGGCAATCGGTTGCATTACATTGACAACAAAATCTCGGCTAGAAAGATTCGACCGCTGTGCGAGTAACGCGATATCAACAGACGACTGCTTACCTATATCTGTATTCGACAAGTCATTGAACCCACGCACCGGCCAGAGCGCGTTCCAAGTTCTATAAATAATGTTGTCCGAACCAGCCGACAGATCGCCGTCATCAGCTTTCTTAATCGCACGATCAAGAGAGGTGTAAGCGTCCGCTAACACTCTGACCTCTGCTTCATTATCAGCAATCTTTAGGTAATCCTTTGGATTTGCTATCAAACTTGCGCTGAACGCAGTCGCAAATGACTGCGCGAAGCGATCATTTAGTGGGTTGTCTTCTGCGATGCCCTGACCGGCGAGTACGCCTTTTGCAATGTCCGGTAACCGGTTGATGATTGTATCAACGCGATCTCGTTGCTCAGTGCTAAGGTCGCGCATCGCTTTGCTGTTTTTAGCAGTAGCAGTTTGGTTAGCTTTAGCGATTGTCGCGTTAGTTGTTTGTTGATTATTAGCGCGGGAGGTAAGGCGGGTGTTCGCGTCTTGCGCAAGATTTCCACCTGCTGTAGCTACTCGTCCTGCTTGCGTCAGATTAGTTCCGCGTACATCGTCACCAGATGCAAGATTGCCGAATTGCTCAGCCGACAAAGTACCAGGGGCTTCGTACGCGGTGCCGTCTGACCTGAACGATTGCGAAGGTCTAGACAACGACGCTAGAGCGCCGAGAGTATCAGCATCAACTGGCGTGCCACGGTAATTTAACCCGCTATCTAGCATAGCGAGTCCCGCTTGTTGCTGACGAACCATAGAATCGGTCAGCGCATCATCTGGCATAGTGCCTTCTAATTGAGGAATCATTGGTGCAACACCTGCAGGAAGTTGCGAACCTTCTCCGCCCGTGGCGCCTGCGCCTACGGCTGGTGTTGCAGAGGTTTGCGGGTCAAGTGCCCCAGCGGCCAATCGAGAACTGCGCGCGGTACTATTGGCCCTATTTGAAGAACCCATAGCGCTAGAAGCGAGCTGCAGATCTGCGCGTGACCCATCACCTCGCATTCTTCGAGCAGTTCGGTCAACTTGCCTCAACAATGGAACCAAGTCGGATTGAGTGAATGTGATTACACGCTCATCAGGACCTGACCCACCGCCGGTTGTCAAAGGTCCTTGTAGCATCGTTGCAGGATCATAAACTTGCATCGTGAAGCTACCTGAAGGTTGCCCATCAGGTCCCAGCACGTTCATTGCGCCTCTGTAGACGCGTTGTGACCCATCGGGTCCATCAAGTATTCCAAGAACCCCGCCGTATCTCTTCATGTATAAATCAATATCGTCTAAAGAAATGTCGCCATTCTGAAACGCTTTTTCGAGAGTTCCTGAAGTACCTACTAGCTGTTTCAACTCCTGTGAAGCTTCGACTAACAAACTGCTTTTATTTTGTTGGTCAAACGCCGCTTTCCTTTGGAGCGCTTCTGCTTCTGCGCGTTCATTCTCTGCTTGAAGGCGTGCATCCTGGTTCTGACTTAAGATTAGGTTTTCGCGGGCGTTGTTCTCGCTAACGCGGTTTGCACGCTGTTGTTCGGCTAGCCGCGCATCGTCACGAGCTAAGCTGTCACGGCGGAACTGCTCATTCGCTCGAGCTTGGCGTTGGCTTTCTTGCAGTTTCAAGAAGTCCATCTCAGCGCCTTGGCGCGCGAGCTCTCCTTTGTAATAAGCTTCTAGAATTCCTGAAAACGGATCAGCCATGTCTCACCTCAAAGGAAAAATGCCGCCGCCATAGCGGCGGTACCGAGTAATGAATTACGTTGTTGCCGAGCGGCCGCATCTGCTTGCGCCTGCGCCGCTTTTGACTGACTCTCAAATCCCGCAACGTCACCTAAACCTTGCAGTGCATTTTTGCGGCGGCCTTGTACATAGCTCAGCATGTTTCCTGTCAGGCTCGCACGCATGGAATCTTGAGCATCAATCGCGTTATTAATCATGCCTACGCCCGCACGCGTTGCACCGAGGCGGTTACCTTTGCTTGATGCACGTGCCATCGCGCCTGTTTGCCCCACGCCATAACGTGACATCGACCGCGCTGTCTGCGCGGTGCCGCGTTCTAATATGTCGCCTGCACTATCACGAGCGTCATCGACAAGCTGGTTACTATCAATAAGCGACAGAATGTCTGCCTCGTACGGTTCCAGCATTTCCCGATTCTTTTCGTAGTCTGCGCGGGTTAGCGCGGCAAGTTCTTCAGTTGCTGATGCCATGGTTACTTCCTAAACATTGGAGGGCTAGCAAGGTAGTTAGGGTTGGTAAAACTCAACCCCGGCCTGAAAGCACCTGTGTAGCTGGGACCATATTGCTGTCCAGCCAGAGAAATAGGACCTTGGAAATACGGAGAAGCAACTGAGTCAGTAACACCTTGGTTGTACTGCTCTTTCAATTTCTCATTGTTTTGCATGGTCTGCTTCATCTGATTGCCCTGCATGACCCCTTTACCGATCTCTGCAGCCATATTGATATTGTCGATCTTTCTTTGTGCTCTATCTTTAAATGCAGTTAGCGCCTGTGCGTTACCTTGTTGTGCCGCACTACGCATTCCTTGATACGCTGTGTTCGCTCCACCCTGCACTGCGCCAACCGCGCCCATCATATTTTTGCCGCGATTAGCTAGCTCAGCGTTAGCCGCACCGGATTGAGCAGTTTGAAGAGCGCCACCTACTGCGCCAGAGTCAAAGACTCCTAATGACGCGCCCGACCCAAGTCCTCCTGAAGACGAAGCGCGTGCCATAGCGGCGTCATCCATGCCTGCCAGAGACATTTGAGCATCTACATTAGCCGCTCCTTTGGCTAAGCCACTCCGGTCACGAGACGCTATAGCTAGGTAATCTGCACTCAGCTGGTCACTTAGACCCTCTGTATCTTTCAGAACGTCGCGCGAGACATCTAACAGCGCGCGAGTCTGCGGATCGTCTTGCGGTTTAGGCGCTTTTGGTGACTTAAATAAGTTCGACATATTAGTCCCGCTTATATTCTCAGTTCGTAGTTAACGCTTGTTGGGCTGAAACCAAGTTTCCTTAGTTTTCTGCCCCATCCCATGCGCGGAGAACTGAACTCTACACGTCCACATTCTACCTGTTTTGCTAAATCGGCTAAAGAATTAACTAGTTCATCCATCAAGGTCTCACGTCCTGCTTCAGGTCGGATATACGCTTGTTCGACAAACAGCGATTTCACGCCGTCATAGCTTGTGTTCACCTCACTTAGAACGACGAACCCTGCGGCTTTTGATCCTTCTAAGTAGTACGGGTCTTCTACCCAGTACAAAAATGTCGTTCTTGCGATGATCGCGGCGTAGATATCGGCTGGAATAAACTCGCCTGCGCCCTTCTCAATAACCTTTTCGAGTCCGTGTTCTATAAATTTCCAATTCCCACGGACTTCAGGCGTCGAAGCGCTTCGCAGATACAGCATTAATAGCCTCCGTAACGCACCCTTCTTGGTACTGCACGGTCTGCCCCAGATGCTTCTTTGCGCGCTTCTTCAACTCCGCGCATAAAGAACGCTTCCATAATCTGGAATTGACCTGCGTTGTAGTACTCGGTGTTTGGAACACGATGTAACTCAGAGGCTGTGCCAGCAAGCAGTACTTCGTAGTACTTCTCAGCAAACCAATCCTCTATCGATGTCGCGTCTCTCGTTGGCTTCAACGATACTTCTAGCACCATCTCATCGTCTTGAGTCGCATGCGGAAGCGGGTAAAGCTCAATTGACTGACCGTATTTCCATAACCAATACAAAGAGCGACCAGACTCTCGAACGAGGGAAGGATTCTGAGCCAGGTACTTTTCCGTGACGGGGGAAAGGTGGCGGTCGCTAAATCGGACTACATGCACTTTATGGGTTATTGTGCCTGTAGGAACCGTATAGCTATAAGATTGCTGATCAGCAACGATATCTATATCAACAATCTTATGGCGATACGCTGTGCTTAATTCGCAAAAACGTCTCAGCGTGCGGCCAAAGGCGCTTTCGATAACGAATGACGGTGCCGCTGGGACTTGGGATATTACGTCGTTGATAGCGTCTGAATAATCCATTACTGCACCACGTTAACTGGGTCGATAGATGGTGATACCGTTGAATCAACGGTCTGTTTACCTGACAGCGCGAAAGTGAACGCTTGATAGTGTCCTGTTGCTCGTTGCGCAGCCGATGGGACATCTGCATCCTTCGATAGCGCGCGGTACGCAACGTAGTCTGCGAGCACGTTGCTATACGCATCAGCGATATCAATATCATCAGCGAGGGCAACGGTGCTTGGAAGTTTGGTGTACAGAACTTCTATCTGTCCGTTGCCATCGTTTGGCGGATAAACATAGAAAAAGTTCATATCATTCTCGTCCACGATAAAGTGCTGAACCTCTGCAGACGCGGTAGCGCCGTGCCAGTTAGGACGAAATCTGTCCAAGGTTTCTCGAGAAATAGCGCGAACAGCACTCGTATGCGTAGAGGAGTTATTGCGGATTACAGTTAATAACCGGATAGAATCTGATGGCGCGGCCTGTCGTGTGCCAGCAACCAGATCGACGGTCGTATTACGTGTTGCGGCATCAGGTTTGTAATTACAAATCTCGCGCTGGCCGTCGTTTAAATAAGCGAGCAACTCGAAGTCAGTCCAGCGGGTCTGAGCCTCATCCATCAAAAGATACCGCACGCGGTCGATGATGCTTTGAACCCCTGTAGCCATTTTAGTCTCCGCTTATAAAAGCCATAGCATCATCACGCTCTTGCGCTGTGATGCTGTATCCAAGAACAGCCTCAAGTGCCTTCATCTTAGGCGTGCCTGACGACGTCATTCTTGTCTCATCTCCCTCATCTAGAATTGTATTAATTGCATCAATGACCTCCTGTTGGCGATCAAGTGCGTCCGCTACTGCCTCAACTTTATTTGCTGGAACAATGCCTCGTTCAATACAAGCCGGTACGTCGCGCTCGTCGACATCCATAACTTGATTTGGGAGAAACACAAGGATTGAACCGTTGAGGGATGGTACGGATTTTCTAATTTTACTTACTAGTTTCATACTTCATCCTATAAACAACCCGCCCCGAAGGGCGGGTCTTTCGTTGCTTAGTTAGCAACGTCCAGTGCGATTACACCGAAGTCTTCTTTTGCAGTATTGTCAGAAGTGGTGTTCGCTACAGGGCGATACTTAGGCTTGAGGAAGCCGATGATCTTAGAGCATGAAATACCAGCTTGGTTTCCATAATCGAAGATGTCTTCGACCCACTCAGCGTTGCCAAGATCGGCCATACCAAGCGCCTGTGCACCGCAGAACAGTGTACGTGTACCGTCAACAGTTCCTGAAGCGCCAAACTTAGAGCCTGAAGCCGCTTCATCTGTGTGATATACGTGACGGAACTCGTGGACCATTACGCCATCGACCATGACTGACTCAGAGCCTTGGAACAATGTGTTTGAATCGCCGCGAATGCCTGCGTTACGTACGTTAGCGATGAAGTCTGTATCCAGCTTGAGCTGAGCCATGATCGATGGAGTAACGAACATGTGATACATCTCTTCGCCGCCTGTGCCCTTCACACCACGGATGTAGTGATCTTTTGCGTACGCCTTCAAGTTAACAATGGTCTTGTAACCAATGTTACCGTCTGACGCAAGGTCACCAGTGCCGACTGTACCGTCTGCAGCCGCTACCAAGTGGCGGTTTGCAGTTGGAGCAGATACGTCTGACGCGAAGTCAAGATCGTTCAAGTTCAAGCCTGTAGCTGCTACAGGGCGTGTCGCACCGTTTGGACGCTTAGTATAAGCGATACCTGACAGAGTCAAGAACGCCAACTGGTCAATACGGTCTGCATACCAGTATGCAAGAACGTCACGAGAAGTCTCACGGAAGTTTACGATAGACTTTTGATCAGCCATACGACCTGCGAGACGGTTTGCGTTACGCATTTGGTCGATCTTGATCACTGTATCGTAAGCCTTGATGGCTTCTTCGTTATCTTCCAACTGATAGTCACCTACAGCACCGTCGCCTTCTAGTTCAGCGATCAATGTAAGAACAGCGCGTGCGCCTTTTTCGTTCTTAGTGAGTTCAGTTACCTGTTGTACCAATGAGTTTGGGCCAGTACCCGCAAACTGCATGATAAAAGAGTTGTTGCGTGCTTGACGCCAAAAATCGCGTGACCAAACCGTTTTTTGTTCAGTGGTCAGCGCGGCAAAGTTAGTAGTTGCCATGATGCTTACCTCAAAAAGAAGTTATGTTCGGGCTAGTGCCCACCTTCTGGCCGTATCGTGGTCCAACGAACAAAAAACAGCTTTTTTACGAGAGTGAACTCGGGGGCAGTTTCGTTGCCCCCTACGTCCGTAATATCGTTTACGAAAGACGAAATAAGCTGTACTTATTATAGATCAGCCAAAATCACCGCGCAACTTACGTAATTGTTCGTCGCTCAAGTTGTTCCAATCCTTATCGGACATCTTGAAAATATCGACGACATTGTCGTCTCGAGAGCGCTGAGACTCCCCAGAAAGCTTCGGTGGCTGCTGGGTTTGCGCTTTTTCGCGCTTTTCTGCGCTTTCTTGGCGGCGTTTTGCGCTTTTTTCTGCGGATAGATCCCGCGTTTCCGCATTTGGGATCACTGCAGGCTGATCGACGTCCATATTTACGCCTAAAGACTTGGTTGTATAACCAACTGCCTTACTTAACGCGTCGACTGGGTCGTAACCTTGGCTCATAAACCCGGTCATGAGCTCATTTGTCTCATTAATTAGGTCCTGATCCGCCTCTGCGGCGTTCAAATCGAGCTGTGGGTAGGCCGAAACCACCTCTTTAACGGCCGCTTCAAGGCGAATTTGCGCCTGAGTCTGCTGAGAGGTCTGTTGCATAGACGCCTGAAGCTCATTTTGGAGCTGTTGTCGCTCCATTTGGCGGATTTCCGCGCGAATTTGCTTCGCTTTTTCGGTTTCTCCATCCAAAACGGCGTTCATATACTTCGTTTCAGCGTCATCGAAGTCAAAATCGACCTTTGTTTCGGCTTTTTCCGAGTTAGTTCTCTCTTCAAGCTCTTTTAACTTATTCTCAAGCTGCCGACGCTTGGCCAATTCTTGGTCAAGCCGGTCTTTTGGAATCATATGCTGCTTTTTGGACTCGGTTTGTTCTTCAGCAACAGGTTCTGGAGCCGGTTCTTCATCAGATTCCACGGAATCCTCTGCCTCTTCTGACACTGTTTCATCCGATTCTTCCACCGCCTCTGCAGTTTCGGGCTCATCTTCCACTGTTTCAGGTTCGGCTTCTGCTGTTGGCTGGTCATCCGTTTCCGCAACCGCCTCTTGAATCTCCTCAGATTCCCCAAGTCCAATCGTATCCCCGCGATCGAGTCCATCCAGATCCTCGTTGTAAGTCGCTGGCGTCCAGCCTAGCTCTTGTTTCTCAGCATTACTCATATAGATTTCCTATGCTTGTCTATTTTTCATTGCTTCCTGCACAATTTTAGTCTGCGCTGAAAGTTCAGCTTGCGATTGTGACTGCTCCCGAGACATCGCTGAGAGTTGTACACGTGTTGCAAGTTCGGATTGACGCTGTTGAAGTTCTGTATCGAGCTTCTTGAGCGACATTTCTGGAGCAACGCCCTCTGTCCGCGCTTTCGCTGCAGAGAGTTGCGCTTCTGCGGTGAGCTTCTGTACTTCTGCTTGAAGCTTCGCCAGCTCAAGTTGCATATTCTGCATAACCATCTGCTGTTGCATTTGCGCCATTTGTTGCTGTTCAGGTGTCTTCTCGCGTCCTGACATCTGACGGATGAGCTTCGACAGCTCTCCTTTCCGATGTAGATGCGAATATTCAACGATCATGTCGTCAGGGATCATCACCCCTGCTTGACGTAGGCTGAGTGCCTGCGCGAACTGCATGTCGTTGAAGTTATCCCTCGCTGGTGCGGATCCTACGATAATGTCGTATTCACCAACGGTTAGATCGTTGATCACCGCGCCAGTCTGTGGATCGATCTGGTTTACCGGTAGTTCTGTGCGCGGCTTCATCGGATCGTCCTCGTCTGTGATCTGCAAGATACGTGGTTCTGTGTAGAACGCTTGCAGTAACTCCAGGATACGACGCGCGAGGATTTGTCGTGTACGTCGTAGGTTCTCCATCGGTACCTGGATTTGCACTTGGCCCGCCGATCGCTTCTGTTCGAGCGCAACGCCTGACACTTCGGCCGACTCAGTACCAAGCAGTGCATCAGAAATACCGGAGATCTCTTTAATGTGCCCCTGCGCTTTCAGTGAAATACGCTCGAGGCCTGTAGGAATTGAATTTGGTGGAATCTTCGCTGGTGCGGCATACCCACGGTTGTGTACGAGTACCAACCCTGTTTCTGCCCCACGTTCGACGAGATCATCCTCATCCATGTTGGCCAGCGATCCATTCTCAATAATCCAGCCAGAGTTCGCTGTTGTATTGACAATGTGTAGCTCTTGCGACGCAACCTTGTTCAATTGCTCCTGTGGAGACAGCAGGTTACGTACGATGCCAAATGGCTTACCGCGACGGAAGTATGGGAAGTAAGGAACGATCGTAAAGTCAGCGTATGGTGACCAATCGTCGTGCAGTACGACCTTGTCTGCAGTTACCGTCCAGCGTATGCGGCGGACAATTTTGTTTGTGATGACAAGTCCGTTCGCTTCAGCAAACGTTCGAGCGTCATCATCCGACATGTTTCCCGGCACTTGGCGCATATCGCCGGTTGCAGGGCGTAGGAAAAACGGCGTGTTAACAAGTTTTCTATGCTGGCGTTCGATGACACGTACCGCACGGACCGCAGCCCCTTCGTCTCCTGAATCGGTGTCGTCTGTACGCCAGTTGGAGAGGTCTGTATCGCCAAATCCTTGCGTGGTCTCGCGGAATTCGAACGAGTCCCTGCCATAGTGAGCTCCACTTTCCGCAATGTACCGCAACGAGTCCGCTTTATCTTTTCCATATAATTCTTCTACCTCATCCAACGCCATCCAGCGCGTTTTAAATACTTCTTGCCATGTTCGTGGATCGTAGTCCTTTGCGTCTGGGTCAGGAAGAATATCTAGCGGGTCTTCTGCTTCAATGCGGATCTCACCGTTCATGTGATCGTCGTAGTCGATGCGCACATCGAAGTACCCACGATCCTGAATCACACCATCAGAGAACACCTGTGACTCGACAAACTCATAGTCATTGTTATCCATAATGTGCTTGAACACTTTACTCATCGTGTCAGCGAGACCTTGATCGGCGTTACGACGTGGCTTGAACACAATGTCTGCGCGACTTGACGCTTGGTGACCAAGAACTGTGTTAACCGTCGCAAGGATCGTGTTGATCGTTAACGCTGGACGACCTTCGGCGTCCAACCGAGCGACGTCCATCTCGTCCCACTGGTCACCACGATAATAGGCATCACAACGTTTCGCCATATCGCAGTAGTCTAAGTGGCCTGAATCACGGGCGCGGGTGTACCGGTTCCACTGATTGTCCGCTACAGTTATGTCATCCGTTTTTGACTTTGCCATCTTTCTCCATCTCCTGCGCCCACTCTTGTTCGAGTTCAATTAACTGTTCAAACATGTCGGCTAAACCACTCAAACACGTGGGGCAAAAACCAACAGGTAAAATTCCTATATAGCCGCGTAGACCGCCTTCCGCTTCGTAATCGACTTTACAATCACAGAGACTGCATTGTTTAAGCTGTTCTGCGTTCAGCGAGTCTACTTCTTTCACATTACGCTCCTTCAGCATCCACTTTTCTGTACGCTGGAGAGCACAACGCCATTTCGCGTGACGTAAAGTCAGACATGATTTCTTTTGCCTGCTCCATGCACTCTTCAAGTGTTTCGAAGTTCACTGGCGGCCTAGTCGCTGCTAGATACGCGGAGTTGGGAACGTGAATCACTACGACCAAACTAAAACCTACTAATATGCCCATACATCATCCTCAAGCGCTCATCGCTGATTTGTGGCTGTTTCGCATGAGGCCGGGAAGCTTGTCGCGCCAACTCGGTGCGGGTGCTTCTGCTCTTTCGCGCCATGTATGAAACTCGGCCATCATTTGACCAAGCCATGCCAAAGCATCGACCTGATCGTCGTGAACCCCGTTCGGGAAACGTAAAAGCTCGTTGACGAGTGAATCCGTCCACTCGGTACCAGTCGGGAAAAACACCATGCCCTGTTGCATACGACCTTGGATCGCGCGGGCACGTGCTTCTTTGTCTCTTCGACCGGTTTTCAAATCTTTGATGTACATCTGATACAGGCCGCGCTCCTTGATCCGTTTATCAAGGAATGGACCGAGCGCCATCTCGATGTGGCCACGTTCAATACCAGTGATCGATGGTTCGTAAGCGGTGTACGTATCGAGGATGTGTTCGACCAACTCGCCACCATCCCACTTACCTCGCTCTACGTGCAGGATGTACATGTTGTCGTTAGTATCGATCCCTGCGACTACGCCAACAGAGAAGTCGTTACGCTCTTTCTTACCAATCGCCAAATCCCACGCCGCGTAGACCGTCATTTCGTCGCGGTTCACTTCGTGCGGGTTGTAGTACCTGATCATTGATCTCTGGAAGTACGCGCCTTCATCAGCGACTGGATCCTGCTGATACAGAGCTGACCAATCACGTGATCCAATTGCACGTTTGATTCGCGCAAGCGCGTCAATCGGATATCTGTCGGGGTGTAAAGCGTCCCCTGCTTTACGATACTGTTCATCTTGATCGGCGATCGCTGGGTACTTAATCACTTCCCATTCATCACCGCCTGTTTCCTGCTCGCCCAATAACCAGCCTGCTAGATCGTCGTCATGCCAGCGAGTCAAGATCACCAAAACACCGCCACCTGGGGCTAATCGAGTGTACGCGGTTGACGTATACCAATCTTTAATCGACTGACGGGTCGTCTCCGACTCCGCTTCTTCCCTGTTCTTCACTGGGTCGTCGATCACCAGAATGTGGGCGCCCTTTCCCGTAATAGGTCCACCGACACCGGCTGCTGTGTAACCGCCGCCTTCTGTTGTGAGCCATGCTTCTGCGCTTTGAGATTCTGGATCGAGATGACATTCAGGGAACACCTTGTTGTAGAACGGATCACGAATGGTGGACCGCACTTTACGAGAGAACCCCATAGCCAGTGACCCTGAATACGAACACGCGATCACTTCGTGATGCGGGTT